CAAAACCCCAGGCTGGAGCATTTTGTGTGGCTGTCGTCATCTCTCGTGATTTGGTAAGGATTTGGTCTACCTCCTACGTCAAGCACGAGGTATGTCTATTTTAGACCAATCCGCGGCCGTGACTGGAGCGTAGCGACCCCAGACTTCTTAGATTTTATTAAACTTTCAAGCCTATTTTAGACCAATCCGCGGCCGTGACTGGAGCGTAGCGACCCCAGACTTCTTAGATTTTATTAAACTTTCAAGCCTATTTTAGACCAATCCGCGGCCGTGACTGGAGCGTAGCGACCCAAATTTCATCTAATCCTCTGAGCGTTTTTAATCAAAATATTTTGTATAATAAATGTAATGAAATACACAATACTATTTATCACATTAATAATCATAGTATGGTATTTTTTCTTTAGAATAAAACACAAATTTTGGGATCGTCAACCAGTGTCTCGTAATAATCTTAAAAAAGAAGGAATAATCTCAAATGTATTACCAAAACCAATTAAACTCAGATCTCCAATTGAAGTAATTAAAATTCAATCAAATGATAAAACATTTCAAAAATTTTTACCATTCTTTCTAAATAATCATTACATTAGTGAATATACATACGATACAAAATATATCGAATGGTTTTTTACATTTCCAAACTTAAAAGCTACTACAATAAATCACACTGGTAAAATAGTTGGTACCATCATCAATAAACCTTACAATGTGAAAATGGGTGATGACACAATATACTCACATTACGTGGATATGTTATCCATTCATACCGAACATAGAAAAAAAAATTATGCATCACTATTGATGTCCAATACAATACAAATAACTTCAAACAATTTGTACAAAACATACATTTTTAAAACCGAAAACAAAACACTACCTTACAATCATTTTTGTAAATCAAAATATTATATTTTTAATATTGAAAAATCATTTGATACAAATCCACAATATTCACTCTCACCATCAACAAACAAAGACATTGAATATATCCGTGATTTATACCACCGAGAATCAAAAAAATATAAATGTTATCCAATTTTAGATACAGAGCAAGAAGAATATATCTTTACATCTAAAAATGGTGTTTACGAATCTCTTATCATAAAAGTCGACGACATTCCAAAAGGTGTCGTGACATATGTAGTGAACTTTATAGAAAATAAAAATTTAAAAAGGGCAGAGATAGTCTTACTTTTATGTGAAGATGTCAACTATATAAATGTTGTCGAATGTTTAATTAATCACTGTAAGAAAAATCATATCAACGAACTAATATGTATTGACATGGCTCAAAATAACCAATTCATCTATAACATGAGCTTCAGACCTGGTATGGATGTGTATTTTTACATGTATAACTATCACCTGAATAAACAAATCGAAAGTTCAGATATTCTATTCAATTATGTCTAAGGAATCAAGTTGTCCTCCCAATCCCAAAATGTACGCTCACCAATCACAATAGTGTGATCACTTGTAACAAAACATCCCACGACCTTGTCAACCCCCGAAGTCTTAGTAGCCTCAGGAAAATCACTTACATGAACATACTTTTCACCATGCTTTATGTAATGACTTCCCGTCACATAAATATAGTCATTCAGCTCCTCGCTATAAATTTTGTAAAATGGATCTTCTTCACATGACATAATCTGCATTGTTGCACGTACCACCGAACCGTTCACAAGTTCGTCACCCAATTTAATTTCTCTTAACGGTAAAATTCTACCATCTTTTAAAGTCATCTTCGTTTCCAGTGAAAAACATCCACCGGATGGTGGTGGTGGTGGTGGTGGCGGTCGTGGACACCCGTGAGTATTACAATTCCGACTTTGTGACTTACCATTTGGACCACCTATACATGTTGAACCCCCATCTGTACCCTTAAAATTTACAACAAATTTCCTCGATTGTGATCCAGTTCCACAACCTTTCGAACAACCACTCCAACCAGTCCACGCACCATAACTTCCCTGACATTCTCTAGCCCCATCTTTTTCGATGTCATATTCACATGGTTTACCTCCATTCTCAGCAGGTCTAATAACGATCCATGACCTTTCCTGAGTTCCGGTAGTAGGTTTATTATCATCCCGACACTTCGCACTGCATGGACTCCATGGCCCCCATTTGCCCACACAGTCTACTGGTTCCAAGATCCACTTTTTATCCATAAAATTATATCTGTGTCTAGATCCCTTCTTGGCCATATCTATTGTAAGAGGGGGTGTCTTTGTGACCACTTCAAGATCATCATCTAATAATGTTACTCTTACCTTATCAAAAAGTTTGTCAGATTGAGGAGCATCCATCAGATTATTAAGTATAACAATTTCTTTGATTTTAGTCGCCCGTCCCAAGTCTATTTCAACATATTGTCTCTGTATCTCCGTGTCACCATCCAATGTTCGCCCCAATGTCAGTTCATCACCATCATTAAATTTAGAAAGGTGTTGTGTGTCAAGTGCGTTACTTATCGATGGTTTTTTCAAAGCAACATTTGTACCATCCATGTCGTACACGTAAATTTCCATTAAATTTATAAAACGAAAATCTATGTTTGAACTAAGACTGTCCTTACCCACTCTAACAAACTGAGCACTGACCCCCTGTGGTTTTTTCATTGGTGTTAGATCAAATGTAAGAAGCCTTTCACCTCCCCTGTTCATCATCATAAATACAATAAATGATAATACTAGTAAAAATAATATTATAATTATTATCATCTTATATTAGAGTAAGAAAAAATTTAGTTTCTATTTTTTGTTTTCGTTTTCGTTTTTTTAATTTTATTTTTAGATTTATCTTTTACATGTTTAGCAGCTCCTAGAACAGCCACCCCCTGTACCGCTTTAGAAATCATTGCCGCTGTACAAATGGGACAAGGCATTTATTGTATCGTGACATTTTTCATATTTACTAATCATCAAATACTTTTGAAATGTAAAGGGTTCATAAAATATCTCATTTGAATTGTTCATCAAATAATCCACATCAATCCATGTCACCCGGAGGAGGGGTTCCAAAACTTCACATGCAACATTGGGGTATTTTAACTTGATATATTCATATCTATTTTGAATCACATTGAAAAATGTCATAATAACATCCTTGTATTCCTCATTGTATTGTTCAAATAATTCTTCGATGATATCAAGATAAACTTGTTCACGCTTATCTTGATACCAATGCCTTCTCATTCTTGTAAAACCCTTGAAACACATAGACCCCCTACACATTGGACAGGAAGCCTTACCCTTCATATACCACGACTTTGTACATCCATGACAAAATGAATGCCCGCAAGTGAAGTGACATCGTGCATTACTTTCGTAACATACCGGACACTCCATGGACTTTGCAGAGTCCATTGTTCTTGCAGGGTAGACCCTTTTGGGTCAGGTGGGGGCAGCGAGTGCCAGAAAGGAGGGTCTTGTACTTTTCGTTCTCGATGCGGAGATATTCGTTTTCAGCAATGAGAGCAAGAGTTTCCATTTTTATTTATTTTTGTTTTTCATTACAATCACTTAGGCAATATTTACACTATTGGGAGCCCCATACTTCAAGCTAAGGTTATACCACGTCTCGTTCTTCGAACGCTTCATGATGTCTTTCAAAGACAACTTTGATGGGTCACTCCCCCCAAGCATCAACTTCCGGGTCTGGAAATAAACACCACCCCTCTGTGGGTTTTTTTGGTAAGCACCATCTCGGTGAGTTTTCAGTTCCAACTTTTTGTCTTCACCCGTCCTAGAAACCATATAGTATGGGAAGTTAGTAACAAAATATTTCCACTGGGAACCTTTCTGCTTCGTCTTGGGAACATATTTGTGAATCAAATTCCAAACAACTATCTTGATGTATACAAGTCGTTCCCTCGGATCTTTGTAAACAGGTTCAGCAAGTCCATTGTCAACCATGAATGAAATGAAAGATTCGATGTAGCAGAAATGATGCTGTGAAAGTTCATCGTATTGAGAAATCTCAAACATCTTCTTGACTGAAGCTGGAACAACTTTCAAACCGTAATGCTTCTTGAATTCTGCAGGGGTAGATTTCACATCACCCCCAGTAGGTTGGGGACGACCGATTTTGTTGGTCGTGACAATCTTGTATTTACCATCATAGACATTCTTGAAATGATTCTCAAATGGAGATTCAGAGTTTGCCATCGAATCATAGACAGTGACAGTTTTTCTTGCATGACTCACTCGAGCCATTCCATAATGTCCAAAATTAGTTCCATTGTTGGGCATCCATTCAATCATAATGTATTCAAGTCCAGATTTCTTCATAGGAAGTTTGGACTTGTTGGAAGTTTTTAGACACCTGAAGGTGACCTTTTTACCAGTCTCTTTCAATAAGGCCCTGATGATCTTCTCAAAAACACCACCTGCATGCAAATAAAGTTTAGCCATCTCCGAAGCATCTTCGATAGCCATAAGATCACGCGCACGCGTAAGCTTGTTCATCCGCGATTCGAGATAATCCTTTTTATCAATGTTCGAAGTAGTCTCCCCCTTAAGTTTCAAGAGGGTCCTCTTCGCGGGTCCATTTTTTAATAATTTTACTGGAGTGAGCTCCATTATACTACATAATTACAAAATATTTTCTCACTTAGGTAGTATAATGACAAAACAACAATCGACATATGCCAATTCCATACACTATTATCGTAGAAGTGGACAAATTAGCAATAATCAAGCCCAATATTGGTTAGAACAAATACGCCAACAAAGAAAAACAAAAAAAGAAGTAGATGATGTGTATAATAATTTTACGAAATTCATAAATACTTTAAAGGACAATCAAAAGAAAAAAAGGGAATCTGCCAATCGAAGGAGGAAATTAAACGCTATGAATGGACCATCTCCACGTCGCTAAGACTACCTCAAATCACACACATTAGGAACAACCCTCACAGGCTTCTTCAAAATGACCACCGCCAATGTGACCACATTTAGAACAAACCCCAACGTTGTCATGATCATTAGGTCGTGGACCTCATCTTTTATTTCATTTAATCCAAACATATATATTACATAAGGTTACTTTCTAAACCGATTCACTCATCATGCTGTGTAGATGCTCACAAAAGTTTTGGAGCTTGGGTAGGATCCCTCCATTCCACGTTTCGTCATTCTTCTCAATGAGGTACCCCTTCCTCTCGTCGTTAAACTGCTCAATCAACCGACAATATTGAATGTCCTTCATCATCTGAAGGTATGTCTGACACTGAACATTTTCATAGTCCCTCACCCTATTGAAGAGACACTTGGCCCGGTTCTTAATCTCAACCAAGATCCTAGAGCCATCCTCGTTCTCCTGAATTCGGTCAATCCTCCCAACAATCTGGTACAAAGTCCCCTCGATCGTACATATATCGTAGGTGTAGAAGGTATCATCCCTCTTCAGAACAGCGTTGTCCAGGTCAGCCGTCTTATCCTCGTTCCGGGTCCCGTGGTTGGTATAGAGGGTCTTGCGGATGTAATCCTTGGCGTCAACGAGCTCTTTGGGGGTCAAACCAGAGTACTCAAGTTGATGGTAAAGAGCCCTCGTCTTCTCGGAAACATCCGTACTCGTCTCAGACTTGAAAGACATCGCTGCCGCGAGAATCTTCTTCGTAGATTCCTTGGAATTTAAGATATTTACAGCCTCCTCATCCTTCAAAACACCCTCAAAGGTTTGAGGCTTGTACTTCTTCCACAACTCCGATACAAGATCGGGGACTTTAGTAAAACCGATACCTATAGCAGATGACACCGAAGACGCAGAAATAACAATCTTTGGAATCCCAATGGGCTTCAAAGTCCTCTCGTGCCCAATGATGTAAGGATACACCTTTCCACATGCAATACAGTCAGCCAATGAGTTGTGGGCATTCTCGAGCTCTATCCCAAAAAGTTCCTCGTAAAGGACACCCAACTTGATCGGTTTCATAAATCTCTCTTTGTACAACTCTAATGTACACCTGAAATTAAGATTCCGAATCAGGGATAGATCCAGTTGATGTCGAATCATCTCAGACCTGAGGACCGAGGTATCGAAGATTGCATTATGAGCAACCATCGTAGTCGTCCTCGGTCCAATGAATCGGGCGAAGTCCAAGAACACTTCGACGAAGGGGCGACCCTCTCTTTCAGCCTTCTCTTGGGTAATACCATGGATATCAATCGATCCCTGACTGATCTGGAAGTCAGTCGGATGGATGATCGCATCGAAGGTATCAATCAAACGTCCCTTGTTAGAAAACCTCGCAGCAGATAGTGAAACTGCGCGACACGCGTCAAAACAGTGGAGGGTCTCTGGGGTGATGACCTTGACATTTCTTCGACCATTGGGAAGGCCAGAGGTCTCAAAATCAAAAGCAATGTACTGCATACAAGCCATGCTTTTGGTGCTGAGTTATACTCTGTTATATTCTTTATCTTACTTAGGTTAAAATGTTCTATTTCGTTTCATTGCTTAAGGAAATTCTTACGATGGATGATTAGGCATTTTGAGAAACTTACAGTCTATCATACAATTACAATATCCTACTGGTGAAATCATCCAATATTTAGTTGCGTAACATTTCAATGGTAAATACATGTCATTCATTATGAAACGAACTAACCGATCTTTGAATATGCTCATACCTTTTCTGAGTATTATTTTTTCTTTGGGATCATTAACGCTCTCATATTATTTGTGAGATTGTATCCAGTCAGTTCTTTGAAACGCTCCTTATTTCCATTCGCAGCAGCTCTACGAGCCTTCGTCGCCGACGGAGCCCCGTTCGGGCGATTGATAGCTACACGTTTAAAATTCAAAAACTTAAATGCATCTTTACGATTTTCACCAACTATCATTACGGAGTTGGGGCTAAAATTCTCACTTATCTTTGCAATACTCTTATTCTTAGCTGACGACATAAAAGTCACATTGGGAAACCAACCCCTTAAAATGCGTAGTTTATTCTCAACTGGAAGAGGATTTCTAATATTTCCAACTGAATGTGAAACAATAATCACCGGTTTCTTTTTAAGATTACGAGCTTTATTAATAATTCGTTCAATCATCATCCTGTGACCCAAATGCGGTGGATTAAATCTACCATATGTGAACACAACATCCATTTACATATCTTGAGATTTTTCTTGAACCGACCATCGTTCATTTTTCAACGAATCATGCATTTCCCACTCAGTGACATCGACATCTTCTCGTGGCGGTAAAGCTATAGAACCCTCGTTGACAACCAAACATTTATGAGGAAGTAATTCTAAAATGATTCTTGGAACACATTCTATACGAGGTTTCATATTTGAAAAAGACTCCAAAAAGGTCCTGTATCTACAGGCATCATCATATGTCGTAAATGCAACAACATCGTTTACAGGAAGTTCGTCTTTATCATAATGTTGAATAGAATATAAACCATCTTTAAAACAAATTAAAACATAAAATGCATCAGTCTCGTACACACGTTCTAGACGCCTACTATTATGGAAAACATTCGACGCACGAACTGGTTTAATACACTTACGAGGTTTAGATCGCATAGACGAAGACATGTGAATAGAAAGTGGTGAACGAACTGCAAACATTTATTTATGTATAGTGTGTTTCTTTAAACGAGTAATCTGGATAATGCTTCCGTAAATATTTTTTATTGTTCATGAAAATTGTCAACTTCTCAATCTCATTCATATTCTCCGTAGTCAACCAGACAATCTTCTCATCGTGCTGAACCTCCGTATTCATAGTGAAACTGATATTCTCCACAACTCTCGGCACCGGAATCAAATGCTTTTGTAAAGTAAATAATCGTCTCGTCGCCATTCTACTTTTACCAAGAAATAATATCACTTAGGTAATATAGATGAACTCACTAAACAGGGGTGTTGAGACAATTTATAAAAAAAATGATAAAAAACTTTTCAAGTTGAAAGGTGAGGAAATTGTTCGTTCATCTAGTGTGTGCCAAAATGAAGTTGAAAAGTCATTCGTTACAGAATCTGTCAGAACCGCCGACGCATTAGTTATTGCTTATGATGTCTATAAAACCGGGGTCAGAGGATCGATCAGAGGGTTCGCATGTGTCCAGTTCAAAACCTACCCAGATTGGGTCTACCTGGATTTGATATGTCGTGGCTCCACCACGAGAATGAATTATAGAGGAAAGCCCTCTGCCGCACCAGGGAGAGCTTTGATCGAAAATATAAAGGAAATAGCACGCACGATGAAACGTAAAGGTATCGTGTTGTCCGCAATTGATAGTGTGATCGGTTACTACAAGAGACTTGATTTTCAGGTTGCAGCCGCGGATCTGACTTGTGATAGGAGACGAACACAACCCAGAAAGGCACGGAACATAACTTTAACGAAAGACTTTTACAAAAATGGGTCAAGGTTGTACGAAGGTGAAAATAAAAAACTAAAAGCCAACAACTATGGCACCCTCATGCAGTGGTGTATATAATGAAAAAAAATATATGAATATAGTAAAATATGTCAGGTGTGTCGAAAACTCGGACGCGGCGAAGAGGGAGGGGTGCGTCGGCGACGGCGACGTCGACCACGAGGGCGAACACACCCCCCCGCAGAAACAAAAATTCGGAGAATACCGCCACATCTGCAATCAGGGCATCGGGCAGGCGTGCGGGTTTTACTGGTCAGAAATTGGCAATCTGGACCATACTGATCACTGCCACCCTTGGTGCGATGTTCGCTCCAACATTGGCAGCTGGTTTTCATAATCAAAGATTGAAAATTGCTCGTGCCTTGAAGAACGTTGATAATAAGTATGCAATTCAAAATCAAAGAAAATATTTAGAACAAAGAAAGGAATTGTTGAAGCTAGAGGAAACAGCCCAGCAGCTAAACGCACTTTCCAACTCTCTCGCCGAGGCTCAACTTCAACAATCTTATAAACGAGAGCAAGTCACTAAAAATGAGGCCTCTAAAGCCGCCGCCGCTAACGCATTCAGAAATCTCACCTCCTTACCCGTCAGGGCTGTATCAACTGCTACGGGTGTAGCTACTAATGTACTAAATATACTCAACAAAACCAGTAAAAATACGAAAAGAACCATTGGTGCGGGAACCGAAACTGTTGCCAAAACGATGGAAAATGTTCAGGAAACAGCTGGTGTTGTGACTGGTAGTATGGTCTCCACCAGCAAGTTCTTTGGACCCTTCGCCTTTGCGGCAACCATGGTTGTACTCGCAACCATGGGATCATCTATAGTTGGTATTTCCATTCCTGCCAATGTCATCAAACAAATTAGGATATTGCTCACCTCTATGATAAGCAAGGGTGTGCCAATGACCAAGAGTGTACTCGTCGGTATATTCAATAAGTTATATTCCTACATAAAAACCCCACCTGCTGCCAATTCCGGTCGGTTTGAGAATGTTACAAATTAATATTGCCCCCTCGTAATCATTTTGTGGATCTCACCCACGCTCCAAACGAAACCCAAGATTCTTCCGGCGTTTTTACAAGTTTCGTTTAGAGTGTTCATTTCTTTTAGTTTCGTGTAGTTTTGGGTTTACTTAGGTTGTTCTCCGTCGTTTGCTTTCTCGTGAATTATTGGCCATAGGCGTCAGCTGCTCGCGCGGTAAATGCGTTGAGCGTTAGTATGTGCTCTATCTTTGATATTAGCTAACGACACATTTGAGTTGTTTTTATTGAGATTGGATAAATATCTAGATTTATTTAGTTTACCCTTATTACCAAGTTGTCTCTGTAAATTATTTAGATAAGCAGTGAGATTTTTAGCACGTGTGATTTTATTTGCTCTTACATCACGGTTTGTGGGTCCACCCGCAGCTCTTGATGCAGCAGATGCAGCTGGTGAAGCACCCTGCTGCTTAAGCTGCTGCACTTTGTTCTCACGTAAATTAGTTTTGAGTCTTTTCAAATAAGTTTTTTGTCTATTTATAATTCCATTTACATGTATTTTCTCATTAGCATTAAGACTATTTATCATTTGAGACTGAAGTTTCCCCGCGGTGACAATTTCACCGTTTCTACCATAACAGGTATTAGCTTTATTAGCTAATCTACCACAACCACTTTTCGTAACAAATTTGACATGTTTTGGTTCCATACCCGTATAAATTATAAAACCAGTCACGGCATCTTCAATCATACATTTAACAATTTTCCTGTTTAACGCGTTTACATACAATCCTGTAGCGATACCCATCTTATCGCCACTTCCCACGATTGTATTGAACTTAGCAGCGTACATAAATTGAGACAAGTCTCCAATTGTTTTAAATAGAGCTGGGTATTGAGGAATTTGTATATTTACCATAACATTTTTACCATCTTTCTTACGTTTAACTTTCTGAGTTTGAAAATTTACCGAACCATTGTTAGCCTTTACAGGTGTCAATATAGACCCATATGTCTTATAGGACTTCCCAGCGATTGTTTTACCTATCAACTTAGAATACGTTACAATTCCTTGACGTCCTACATTATTTGGTGCACCTCCAGTTGTAGGTTTGAATCCAAAATCAGGGCTATTGAACTCTTGAATAAATTTATCTCTAAATTTTTCAAAACTGTCAGTCTTGTAAATGACTTCATCGTGTATTAAATCATAAAACATTGTACGTATCACACTATCTGTGAGTGTCACTTGCTGAACCTGAGTCGAATTGGAAAGTAAACTACCCTCACCAGCAAATTTAATCCTATCATATTTTCTAAGAAAATCGATAAATGCGTCGATGTATTTACCTTGATTGTTTATACGACTACCATTATTACCAAGATTATAGTTTGAATTTAATACACTTTTTTGATTTGATCCAAGAGCTTTACCATCGATCACGGCTTTTACAAGTGATTTAAATACAACTTGAGAAGTTTGTGTATTTTTAACGGGTTTGTATGGATACGTAGTTAACGATGTATGAGGTGTAAACCCTAATGCACCAGAATCATCGTCAACCGTAATATGCTGAGTCACGTAAATAAGTCGTCGCTTGTTGGTCGCTCCGGGTAATCTGAATGCGAATGTATAAGGTCTAAAATCGAAGACGGTACTTGGATAACATGATGAACCCTTATTGTTTCCAGTATTGTTTCTGCAATTCGAACTACCATTTGAAGTTTGGGTGTACCTCCTTCCGAAGTCGTATACAAATTTAAACATATACAAACGAGATTCAATATAGTTTCGCAAACTCCAGTTTTTACTCATGGTAATACCCGGATCACACAAACGAGGAGTATTGTAAAGAATTGGTACATTGGCCCTTTCAATTGTGTGTGTGAGAGATATTTGATTTTCTTGATCAACAGCTGTTAACCATTTACACCAGTTTTTGGAATGAATATCTGGTAACTGAGTTTTACATTGCTGTTTTATAATAATCCTTTTGTTGTTTATACATTCCCCGTCTATATGCGCAAGCATGTTTCCAAGAAATACAGCCTCGAATGCTCCTTTAGCTGCAACACCATTGGGTAAACTCGCTATATCATGCGCAAGATCCGTCTTACACTTTTCATTATTTGTCTGGTTAGACATATCTACTATCACCTGAGAAAAAGTTCATAGACCCACTGCCCATCGACGATCTCCTCTTCGATGAGTTTGTCCTTCAATTGTTCAAGTTCCTCCATGTGATCCAATATCATGGAGACTGTATCATCGTAACACTTTTCCACGAGGTCATTGATTTCCATGTCCACCAGGTATGTAGCCTCCGGTGACATTTGGGTGTAGTCAAATTTATGTGTACCAAAGCCATACGTCGTCAACATCTCACGGGCAATCTGATATACCATCGCGTAATCCGATGACGCCCCCGTGGTAACCTTCTCCCTACCATACACAACCTCCTCCGCGGCACGACCACCCAAGGCAACCCTAATTTGTGAGAGGAGGTACTCCCTAGTGTACATCGCAGACTCCGCATTCTCCTCTGAAGGTTGGAAGAAAGTCACACCACCAGCCGCTCCACGGGGCATTATAGACACCTTACGCACAGTATCATAATCGGGTGCGAGGACACCAACTATGGCGTGTCCAGCCTCGTGGTAGGCCACGAGCTCCTTTTTTTGCATCGAAAACTTTACGTCCCCCTTGGCTCCCACCACAATTCTCTGGTAAACATCCTCGATGATTTCATTGTTGATAGTTCCACCCGCATCCTTGACAGCCTTAATGGCACACTCGTTTAGGAGGTTTGCCAGGTCTGCCCCTGAGAAACCGGTAGTTTGCTTGGCGATCTTAGATAACTCTACATCTTCGGCCAAGGTCTTGTCCCTCGCATGGACACCTAATATCTTCTCACGACCTCTCACACTTGGGAGAGAGACCTGTATCTTACGATCGAAACGCCCCGGGCGGAGAAGGGCTTCATCCAATATATCAATCCTATTTGTTGCAGCAATCACAACGATACCAGTCTCGTTATCGAAGCCATCCATCTCTGTAAGAAGTTGGTTTATGGTTTGCTCCCTTTCGTCGTTGCTTGGAAAACCCCCACCTCCACGCTGCTTACCAACCGCATCAATCTCATCTATAAATATGATGCATGGTTGATTTTCTCGTGCCACTTGGAAGAGCTCGCGTACGCGTTTTGCTCCAACACCTACGAACATTTCAACGAAGTTTGCCGCTGAACACTGGATGAAGGGGACATTTGATTCACCCGCAATTGCGCGAGCCAAAAGGGTCTTCCCAGTTCCCGGAGCACCTGCGAGAAGAGCACCCCGTGGAATTCGAGCACCACTTCCATAGTATTTGTGAGGATTCTTGAGAAAGTCTACAATCTCTTCAAGTTCATCCTTAGCTGAATCAATTCCTTCTACATCTGAAAAACGTGTTGTAATTTGTCGATCCATGTCGAACTCCTGAGATTTTATGAACGGATTTGGCATTCCACCCCCCGAAAAAAAAGTCCTAACCACTGTAAAAATATAAGATGCGAAAAATAACATAATAACGGTGTCGACTACAGAAATTGGTTGAGATACATCAACTATAACATCTGTATCACTTTCCATGAGAACCTCCCAAAGTTTTTCATTCTGAACAATTTGGACATCTCCATAGTCACCATTCTTCTCATAAAATTCAGCTATACTCTTATTGGGTTTTACGACAACTACTGGAAGTTCCTTATTCTTGAGACTTTTAACAAATTGTGTGTACGTTTTGGGTTGATATTCAGGCTGATGCTCCTTTTGAATTTTTACAGATGGAGCTGTAAATTTTTTTGTAAGACTAAACATCTTTTTTATACAGATGGATTAAAGTTTTGAGCATATTCCACACCTTACACGACGTTTATGATGTTCACATATCTGTGCATTTATACACATTGAACACAACGTGCGAATATATCCATGTATACATATCTGACCACCGTTACACACTGGACATCGAATTAAAACCTTTTGATGTGGACATGTGTTCATATAATAAATCTCTAAAAAAATCGAGATCCCATAGAGAGACCCGAGGCTATGTTCTTGTACCGAGCGAAGGAAAACTTTTCAACCATGTAGTACATTTGATATGCTTCTACAATATTGGGGCACCTATATTCCTCTGGCATACATTCCGGAATACCTTCTTGCGAATAGTATGCAGTCTCACTTTGTTTTTTCTCAAAATTGGATGGTTGATTGTCCCATAACCATAATAAATGTCTAGCACAGGTGTGAACTTTACCATATCTACGCGTGTATTCGAGAGTCAAAGAGATTCCAATCTTACACGCATACATATAGTTTTCAAGACTTGAGCCAACCCACATTGTCATGGGATGCTTTCGATGTGCGGGTTTGTATCCACGACGCATTCCATCCTTTGTGAAGGGTGCGTGTGTATGAACAATGTCTTCCTCATTGGAGAAATACCAAGCTGTATAGAGCATCTGACATATTTCCAATTGGATTTTGATTACATGTTGGTCACATGACATGTGTGCAATCTCATCGGGATCGAGAGATAGAAAAAATATATTCATGTTGTTAGTTTTTAAAGGGTTGTATTCGACTTAGGACGACGTTTCATAAATAATACAATACCAGTAACTATCAACGCCACACTACTTACACTCAATAAAGGTGTCAAAAACCCATTCTTCTTTTCACCATCTTTTAAAGACTGACCTTTTTCGTATTGTTCTCTAAGTTTTTCAAGTAACTCATTCACCTCCTTCTCCTTTTCCTCATCCATATTAGAGTTGATGCTACAATTTGCAGCGATTTCCGATTCAGAAACATTATTGAGATCGATATCCATTGAACAGATGTTAATGTCTCGGCATCCAACTTCTGCGCCATCTGGAACATATATTGATTCTTCCAAAGCCGTACATACGTTTCCTAAACATTTCTTCATAGAGGGTTTAAACTGATCTCGCTGAGATTCGGGTACGGCTGCAATCATAGCTTTCCATTTCGGTTCTACCTCTTTACACCCTGGCCATTCACTAAACGCTGCATACTCACAAAATTTACCATTCATGCGCATTACATTGTAGCACTTACAAAAAGTGTGTTTGGGTCGTCGAATGCAAAAATCTCTGGCATATTCTCTGTATCCACCTTCCTTTAAGTCATTTCTACATCCAGCAGGATCTTCGGGTAAATTTTTATAACACCGATGATTGGGGTTTACACCCATTTAAATTGTACAAATATTTTTTTTTATAATCCTTCGAGGAAACCAAGAAGTGTTTCCACCTCACCAGCTTCAACACTCAATGTAACCTGCTTGATAATTTCTTCATCGGTGGTAAGCTTCTTGAACATCGCAATGACAACTTCAGATTTTTCTGAAATTTTATCCACGTTGTCTTCAATATATTTCTTGATTACATCCTTGTCATCAGCTGAACCTGGTGCGTATTTTTCTACAGATGATTTACGATTTATAATCACGACAACTATGACGAGAATAACGGCAATCAATAATAAAATAAAACGTCTTTCCATTTATAATTACAAAATAAAATTATTCATCTACATCTGAAACATATTCCTCTTGTGGCTGCTCTTCATCTGGTTCATCAACTTCGACATCCATAATTCCTTCTTCGTCTGGAATAATATCTTCCTCATTCTCTTCGTCATCGTCATTTTCACATTCTTCCTCAATTGGTTCGGGTTTCTTTTTGACACGTTTAACCTTCTTAACCGGTTCTTTGTTGAAAACTTTATCAATAATAGCAGATATCTTTTCCTTAGCAAATTTAACCCGCCTTTCATGCTTTCGTTTAATATTGTCCAAAAACTCATCACTAAACCCATGACTTTTGTAAGCCTGTATGATAGCTTTCACACCCGGCTTCTTATTTTTTTCATACAAAGTTGCAATAGCTGTGTTAGTTTTTACTCGTACAGTACCATTTTTCAAAACTTTGAGAACCACTTGAACATAATCTGAATATTTCAACTCCGGTTCTACACCCTTTTTAACTTCTTCTTTTAGTGGAACTTCATCATACTGTGGTTCTACAAATGGAATTCCCATATCTTCATTATTTTTTTTCAAAAGTCGAAGATACACATCCTTTTGATATACTGGATATTTCATTATTTTTGCTCTCTCGACACCTTTTGTATGTATAATAGAGTGAAGAAAAGTACCCTCTAAAATAGTGTTATCTGTATTAACATGTTGTCTTCTAACACGCGGTGGCGGTGGCGGCCGTCGCTTGTGTAGACTCATCTTGATTTTTTTGTAAAGACCTCTCTAACTTAGGTTTGAAAAAATGTTCGAGTTCACAACGAATTATATGTTCAGATTGTTTATTAACATGTGTATAGTAAGGTCCCCAAATTTCTAAAACTTTTCGTTGTTTGTCATACCAAAGATACTCGATACCAAGTTTATGGGTTAACCAGTAAAATCGCTTACCAGTCTTGCCAATAAAAGCGAAAATCTGATCCTCGGTATATTCAGACACGTCCATTTGTGAGTAATGTGTCGGCGGGGGCGTGTACGGGGCCATTCTTATCCTTCCTACTCTCCATTTGTTTAAGTTGGTTTCGTATATGTTTTTGTGAATATACTTCACCTTTCTTTTTCTTATCGTTTTTAGTCACACGTTTTTTGGGTTCTTTATATTCCATATTATAAAACACACATTTGTAATTTTAACTTAGGTGTTCTTCGTCGACAAGAGACACGTCATCTTCACTATCTTCTTCATCTGATTCAGATACTTCAAAATCTTCGTCTTCGCTATCATCCACAAGTTCATATCCACCCTCAACTTTTAAGTATAAATCTGTATCTTCTAAATTTTCAACATCATAAAATCCAGATATAGAAGTCCTTTCTATCGCTTCAATCTCCCTCGTAAAGTCGAAAACGCCGGATTTTACTTTATCTAAATATTTAACTTTTACAACATCTCCTTCATCTTGTACAATTTTAGCAATTTGAATTGTGTTGTCGTCACACTGAACATCAACGATCATATATTTAAATTAAATTTAATTTCTTTAATAATATTAATGGATGAATTAAAGGAATGGGGAAGGCGTTATATATCTGGAAGAGTAGTTCAGCCACATGATGCTGTAATGTTCGATATAGATGATACTCTAATTTATACTAATGAAAAACTTAACACACCGATTATTGAACTACTTCACGATGCAAAAAAACAAGGATATCAAATTATCATTATTACAGCAAGACCATCTTTAAGACCCGTAATTAACTGGACTATTCTACAACTAAGACATTATAATATCCCGTACAATTATTTAGGATTTACTAGTGCCGAAACTAAAACTATAATGAAAAAGAAACTTCCATATAATTTTGTATTATCCGTTGGTGATATGCCAACCGATTTAACGGATTCGGAACACTATCTTAACATTTCCAATTTTTCCCACAATTAAAACAACTTACAAAGGTTGTCATAGGCTCATCAGCCGATCTCGTCTGAAGTTGATAGTATGTTGTCTTCTTAGACTTGCACCGATTGCATGTAAAAAACCCTTCTTGGTTTTTCATTTCTTTAGACATAAACTCTTTGTGTAGTTCTTTATGAATACGAATTTCCATATCCATGGCGTACGGACCATCTGGCCATAATTCATCGGGTCTCATCTGAACAAAGTCTATAGTTTTTAATTTTTTATCAACTAAATGTTCTTTTAGTTTTGGATTTTTACCAATATTATATTGTAATGTCAAAAATTTATTTTTGTACATCTTAAAAAAATCTTTATTTTCCCATGCAGGTTTTCCGCATGTGTTAGCATCAATGGCATAGTTAAGAATATTCCTCTCGAGATTTATACAAATCGGATCAGTTTCAGGAATCTCGAGAAGAGTGGAAAATCTCTTAACAATAAATTTACGCACAGGATGTTCCATTTATACTAAAAACATTTATATTTTTAATTAACTTAGGGCAGGGGAAGTCCTTCATAAGGATTGTTTCGCTTACAATCTTCCATATTTTCGGGTGAACAAGTGTCAAAAAACATTGACGTGCGACGTTGTGGATTAGTATCCACAAAACCATATTTGTAATCTGTTTGTCCAGGGTAGTATTTTTCACGGCATTGTTGGAAAATTATGAAAATAAGTACCAATCCAATGACAATGTATATGTGAGTATCTTTCATTTATATTTGTAAATATTTTTTTTATATTCTGAAGATAAGATGACTTATGCCGTGCTTATAAACGAATTAAAAGACGATATACAACAAATAGAACTAGATATCAGTGCACATAAAAATGAAATTTTTAAACTTTTGGGTGGTAGCCAAACCTTTATCGGACAATGGCCTGAAATAGATGTCGTGATTATGAAATCTGAAAATGCCATCATTGATAATGAAAATATTTTACCATCACCATTTGACACGGAAGATGTGAAAGGTAAGATTCTTCTCGTTCGAATGGATGAAAATTCTGATCACCAAGATTTTACACTCAGTGAATATAAATTATTTTGTGACGGGTACGAACGCGTCGCAGTTTAAAACTGCATTTGTATATTTCATAGCTAATTGAAAATGTATATACGCCCAATCAATCGGATTTGACATAGTGGGTTTACCTGGAAGAGGATTATTATTTACAATAGAAATAACGTCAACGCGTTCTCCATTTGTACTCTTAGCCATAGCCTCACCAATTTTTTTTAACCACATGACATGAGTTTCATTGTTACAATCAAATTCTTTGACAAAGTTCGCCATTTATATTACTTTGGATTCTTTTCTATAAGTAAGCGCGCACTTGGATCTGTTATTTGAGTCCACTTTGGACGCCATATTTCAGAAATGAGATGATCGTTGTCCTTGCCATAGTTGTCCCAAAATATCTCTCTGTAAAAAGCTTCCTCCTTAGTTAGTGGAACGTTGTGTGCTCCAAAACAACTCACCGTCCAAACGATGTGTTTATACTTATCATCATCCATAGATTTCTCGGTGTATTTTTTCAATTCGTTTACCCAACTTGTTCCAACTGCATCACTCATAGCATCTTTCTGTCTCCATAGAATTTCCTTTGGAAGATATCCGTCAAAAGCTTCGCGTAAAACACGTTTCTCAATGTCACTGATTTTTTCAGTTTGATTAATCGACATACAGACATCTATAAAATTCTTATCAAGAAATGGGACGATGAGGTCAAGACCATGAGCACCCGCACATCTATCCGCCCTCAACCCATCAAATTGATGAATAAGACGAAGACGACGCATGTTTTCACCAACAAATTCATCTACATTTGGTGCGTTATGGAAATAGAGATACCCCCCAAGAATTTCATCACTCCCTTCACCTGAAAAAATATATCTACAATTTGTCTTTTCTTTGATGTATTTACAAAGAAGCCACATAGGTGTACTTGCTCTGATAGTAGTTGTATCATATGACTCTACAGATTTAATGACCGACACAAGTGCCTCAATTCCTTCCTCGGGTGTAAAGTTTACTTCGGTGTGTTCCGAACCCAAATATTTAGAAACTATACGAGCAGCTTCAAGGTCTGGACTTCCTACAACACCAATTGAAAAGGTCTTAATTTTACCCAGTTTTTTTGAAGCAATTGACGCAATGAGACTACTATCAAGACCACCTGAAAGTAGAAATCCTATATCCCGTTCCGTGTTTTCAATACGACTGTGTACAGCTTCAACTAATGACTTATGTATTTGATTTTTGTTTATAACTTGAATGTGTTTAAATGTTCTCCAATAACCAGTGTAGTAACAAATAAAATCATTTACATAAGAATCGTAAAAATGTCCCGGTGGAAAAATTTCAACTTTATGATTCAAAAATAATAAAGCTTTCACTTCACTCGCAAACGCAATCGAATTCGGTGCATATTTACAATAAAATAAAGGTCTAACACCAATTGGATCCCTCGCGGCCATGACACGATTCCCATCCGTCCACACAAAAGCAAAGTCTCCATTCATCGCCTGTACAGCTTTTTCAATTCCGTAATAATTGATCATTGGTATAATTACTTCACAATCACTTCTACTCGAACCAGGATCTTTTGGCAACTCTCGATGATTATAGATCTCACCATTACACACTACCATCTTTTTATCTCGATAAAATGGTTGCATCCCCGCGGACGTAAGATCATTAATTGCTAAACGATAAAAATCCATACGACATTTACCAAGTGTTTGTGTTTTATAACCATCGGGTCCTCGATGATGAAGGAGGTGAGAGGATATCTCAACTTCTTCACCAAAAAGAGCTACAATTCCACACATTATTCTTAATTATCACATAATGTTTAAGCCATCGTTTAAGACTTTTCTATATGTATAATCGTCGGCATTTCCATCCATTTCTTGCCCTGTCATAGAAATCATTTCTTCACCATTGGTCGTTAAAGTGTTGAAATCTAATATACAATAAAATGATACATTTGTACGCATAGACATTTTGTCTATGTCATCGTACGTAAAAATTTGGAGTTCCATTTCCTTTTCAATTTCTCTTGGAGACTGTACAATTCCTTTCAATTTTAGATCAATTTTTCTTTTATTTTCAGACATGTCAAGAATCGGCCAGATACCATATCTAAATTTGAAATTCGATAAATATTTTACACAATTATTAGCTACAGGTTTTTCAGAAAAACATACAAAACGGGACTTTCCAGTTGGATCTACTAAATTTAAGTATGTCTGATGGGGAATGTATTTTACAAGAAGATACTCCATTTAATTATATTAAGGAAAAAATCTTTAATCTAATATATGAACTTCCCAGTTACACCCGGTCAATGTAAATATATGTTAGCCTTAAGGTCTAATAAACCAATCGTTGTTGGGACAGGTCCAGCTGGATCAGGGAAAACAATGTTGGCGTGCCACGTGGCATCTGATCATATTCGGAAACAACCGCGTGGAAAGGTTGTTCTCACGAGACCCATTGTGGCGGCCGACGAGGATATGGGCTACCTCCCCGGGGATATGAACCAAAAAATGGAACCATGGACACGACCAATGTATGACATCTTCGAACAATATTTCAGTTATAATCAAATGGATCGCTGTATCAGTATTGAACCCCTCGGGTACATGAGGGGGAGGACATTCAATAACACCCTCATCATCGCCGACGAGATGCAAAATAGCACACCAAACCAAATGTTAATGCTTTTGACTCGGGTGGGAGAAGGAACTAAACTTATTATAACGGGTGATATGGAACAATCCGATCTCGGTGATGAAAATGGTCTTGCTGAACTTGTATATCGTATGCAACTTTTCGATCTTAAATTTATTGAACATGTTAGGATGTGTGAAGATGATATCGTTAGACACCCTGCAGTCAAAGAAGCATTAAAAGTGTATACTTCATAAATGTTCATACTTTAGCTACCTTCTCAAGGAGATTGAAGCTGAAGATGAAGTTATGGTAAATATAGATCTCCACATGGATGTTGAGAAGTTTGACGTTCTTTAATCTCATCTATTTCAACTTCTATCATTTTTAATCCAAATTTAGAAGAATTGATTCGATGCCCCAATTCATCTAGTTTTATTTTTAATCTTTCGTATTCATCTGAAATATCGTGAACTTCTTGATCTATATGACCATATTGCTCAATAAGTTTATAGTTTTGTGGTATTTTGCGAAACTCTGTCGCGATTTTGTCACAATAGAATTCTAATCGTTCTATACATTCATCCATTACTATTATTTAGTGAGATTTTTTATTATAGTAAAAGCTTCCTTTTCATCAATCTCCCACCATGTTCCATGAAAAACTTTATCAAGAAATGGTGGAACCGAGGCATGGTCAATAGGAATCTCTTTAGACGGGAGAACCACCCATGAATCATTTTTAATTGTACCCAAAACACCTTGATCATGTGAAATCACGGGTTTTCCAAAATATTTAGCCTCGAGCATCGGAAGGCCAACACCTTCCCCGTGTGAAAATGACACAACATAGTCACATATGTTATAGAGTCCAGCCATCTCGTGATAATTTAGTCGGTGTGTTATGTATTTTATATTTTCACATTGTGGTAGACCATCAGTGGTGTTTGTCTTTACAATTAGTTTATGTTCCGTACCATCGATACATTTTATAAAAGTATCTACAAGCTTCACCAAGTTCTTTCTAATATCATTAGTTCCAACATAAAGAAATACAATCTTTTCAGGGTTGGATTTCTTTTTAATAACTTTGGGACATGTTCTAATTAAAGGTGAAGTCCACCAATTTAGAGCTTCACAATGTACGCCGTGTCCAACCAAAATATCTTTAAGATAATCAAATGGAACAATAACCTTGTCAAATAATTTCATATTTTTAATGATATCTGGGTGTACATCGGATGTCTCAAACATAGTAAAAAGTTGCACACTTTTACTCGGAAAATCCCGTATCCAACCGGGCCACAATGTAAATGTCTCCATAAGTTCAGATATAGTAACTGTATGTGGAGTGTCATCATCTTCTATACCCAGATCTTGTTTCAAAAAGAAACGACCATAAATCTTCCCGAACTTCATTTACTTAAATATTCGTTTTTCTTTTAACTTATGGAAATGCCAAATAATTATCCCAATCTAAATATTCAAACTTTTTATACCCCAGTTTTACCAATTCTTCAAATGGCGTTGGTACTTGTTCGAGGTTAACATCTCTGGGATCGATTCGTTGATAATTATGTTCAAAACATATGACGGGCTTGTATTTTTTTATCGTCTCTTTACCACCCATAATGACGAGACCCTCCGCACCTTCTACGTCTATTTTAATGAAATCGAGACCAGGTAATTCCATAGAATCGAGGGTTGTTATAGTCATATGTTCACCACCTTTACCAATACCAACACCACCCTTATTACACCCCCCGTTACGTAAATCTTGATCCATTTTATCTAAACTCATGAGCTCACAGGACATTTTACAGTGCCCGAGACCTTGTTTATATACATCAATTCTATCACTATAATTATTCTGTTTAACATTCTTTGTTAGAATTTCATGTAATTTTTCTTGTGGTTCAAATGCCCAAATTTTAGAATCTGTATTGAACCCCGCATAACTCACAGCGTGGCACCCAATGTTCGCACCGACGTCTACAATGTATTTAGATTTCTCTACATATGGTTTCAACATATCATTGATTATATGGTGTTCAAAAACCTTTCCAGAAGACATGTGATTACGGATCCAACAATCGTCAACATCTATGTCAAATATTCCATTGGGGGTTTTAATCATACTGTATTTAATATTCTACCATTCTTTAAATTACATCAATGTGTCATATAGGTTTGTATTTGACGGAGAAACATACTTACCATCTTCCCAACGAACATCCTGCTTGTCCACAGACTTGATGTGCCATAGGGCTACAGAAGGATCCGCTTTGAGGGCCATAGACTTTTTGGCACCCACCACATTTTCATGTAACTCCCTACTATAATAGATACGCCCAGGTGCATTTTCGAAAATTCTACATTGATAGTCTGGCCAGTTTATCCATCCAAACTCATTTGTTCTAAATTGACATTGTCTCAACCAATGTTCCTGAGCCCCGGGATGAATGTTTATACGAGGAATCGATATTAAATCTGCCTCACTCTCGACGATAAACTTCTTTAAACCCTTTATGAGTTTTTCCTGTGGCATCTCATCGGGGTCAACCACAAAAATATAGTCACCGGAACACTTCTCCAAATGAAAGTTGCGGTGCTTTGTAAAATCACCACAAAAGTCTCGCTCATTTACAATTATATCATCCCTAAAGTGCTCAAGAACACGGTGGACCGATGCAGTCACATGAAGACTGTCAACCAAAATATTCACTTCGTCACACGGATCCTTAACCTTCTTTAAAAATGAAATAAGTGAATACAAATCCTTAGACTCGTTACAAACTGTTATAGCATATGAAATCTTCATTATTGAAATATAATTTTATTTTTTTAAGTATATAAAGACTATCACTTATTTTTATTAATGAATATGTATTCGATAAATGAACCAGATTGGAAAGGTAAAAAGTCAAATCCCGATGGACAGGTTATCATCGGCGATGGCACGGAAATAAAAGAATATGTTGTTATTAATAAACCAACTGAAAGTTACACAAAAATAGGTAACAATTGTTATATCATGAGTCAGGTATTCATAGGGCATGATTGTGATATAGGTGATAACGTACAACTAAACCCCGGGTGTAGTATCGCTGGATTTGTAACCATAGGTGATAATAGTCATGTGGGTATGAACGCGTCTGTACACCAGAGATCTATCATAGGTAAATATTGTATGATAGGTGCAGGCAGTTTTTTCAAGGGTGAGTCACCGGATGGTATTGTATGGGGTGGCGTTCCCTCAATTCCTATAAAGGTCAATACAATTGGGATAGAGAGATCTTCATTATCCGATAGTGATAAAAAATCACTTATCGAAATTGGTGAACAATTCATTGACAGTTTCAAGAGTTCTCGCAATGTCTAATGGATACCCCAAAGAATTCTTGGAAAAAAATAGTTGGATGTTAGATACTATAGCGTCTTTAGATTCGACGTGACCCAAATTTTCTATGTAATAAGGATCTTCCGAAGACCATCTATATACATCATCCACACAATACACACCGATGTTCCGTGTTTTTTTACACGAAGAATTACTAACTTCTATATTAAATGTAATACCATTTTTACTGTTACCATTTATTAATACAGACATACTACTCGCATACGTTACATTTATATTTTCTAAAATGTCTTTCGATTTAATTAATAAAAATGTTAAAATTGATATAGGATGAACAGCTAAATCTGTTACTATGTTTACATCTTTAGGAATCATTGAACCATCGTTCATCCATTTCATTTCAACGTGTTTTATGTCATTCACACCTCCTATGTGTTTTATAGCCTCGTGTTGAAGCCATGTAAAATCGCAATATAAGAAAACATCGTCCGGTTTCTTAGAAAATATATCGAGTGTATCATCTAGTGTATCACATATAGGTTTCTCTACCCATATATTTTTAACACCCTTCTGGAATAGTTCCAATAGAATAGTATGGTGTGTACTCGCGGGCGTTGTAATAAACCAATACCCTTCCACACTTTGTACATCAGATATATTCTTGAAATCACTACTCGGATTAAATGGATCAACGGTAATCAGTTCATCAAGAATAAATTCTTTCAGTTTACTTTGAATAATTTTACCAAAATATCCTAACCCTACTATTACACACTTCATTATTAAAGAAAAGCTGCTTATCTTTAATAATGAAAGTACCATTTAATGATCTAAAAAGAATTCATGATCCACTCAGAAATGAGTTTCATCAAGCTCTCGATACAGTTTTAGAATCTAGTGCGTTTGTCGGTGACACGACATTTGCTGAAAATTTTAAGAAATATACAAAAGCTCAGCATTGTGTTACATGTAATAGTGGCACCGATGCATTATACATAGCAATCAAGGCTCTCGAACTTGAAGATAATTCGAAGATTATAGTTCCCGCAATTTCTTATGCGGCTACAGCTATGGCAGTTGTGAATGCTGGACATATACCTGTGTTTATGGATGTAAACCCTAAAACAGGATTAATTGATCTCAAAGATAAATATAATCAAATAGATGACGACATTAAATGTATAATCATAGTTCATTTATTTGGACAATGTGCTACTATCCCAAAAGATGTCAATATTCCAATCATAGAAGATTGTGCACAAGCACATGGTTCGATGATAAATGGACACCACGTCGGAACGATTGGTGACGTCGGTTGCTTTTCTTTTTACCCAGGTAAAAACTTGGGGGCACTCGGTGATGGTGGTGCGTGTATAACAAAATCATCCACACTTGCCACCAAAATGAAACAATATGCGAGTTTGGGTGCCCCAGCACATAACCGATATGAACACCAGACAGATGGTGTAAATAGTCGTATGGATGGAATGCAGGGATTGTTCTTATCAACAAAATTAAAATATATTAATGAATGGACAAATGAAAGAATTAGTGTTGCGACAAAATATAACGACGCACACACATTTCCTAAAAGAAGTTCTGTCGGTAAAGATGTTTATCACGTTTTCTATACACTACAAGATAATAGAGATTCTTACATCGAACATATGAAGAAAAACGGAATACAAACCGGTATCCACTATCCCATTTCATTACCAGAATTAGAATGCTTTAGAGAGTTTCATGTTGAATGTAAACACGCAAAGGAGTTTTGTTCTAAATGTGTGAGTTTGCCTATGTTTCCATACATGACGGGTGATGAGATAAAAGCTGTATTAGAGAGTCATAAAAGTTTTCCCTATTTGGAAGAATAAATGTTCATCTCATTCAGGATATAATATTTTCTATAAGTATAATAAACAATGGCTGCTCTCGGAGCTCTCGGAACTATGTCTGCTGTGGCGAGTGGTGCAGCGAACACCGTCGCCGCCGGTGTCGCCCCAGTCGGTCAAGGAACCAAACTTAAGATTGACATGGTGACTATTACCGTGACCTTCATTCTCGCCAGCATCTACATTGCCACAGCGGCCGTTGGTATCTCTACCTTCTCGGATTGCCCAGAACTCGCGGATGAGAAAATTCACCAAAACCTCAGTCGCCTTCTCTCCTCCACCCTCGCAATCGCCCTCGCCATTCCATTTACACTATTCATCGCCATGATCTCTAAGGATAAGTTACCTGGGGTCCTCACCCTAGTGTACTCCATCATGGGTATCATCGGTAGTTCTATCGCCCTCAATTACTCCCGCAAATGTAAAGCCGATGACAAGAAGGCCTCCACCATTTACAACATTATCAGTCTAGTCACCTTCATCGTCGCCCTCATGGTCGGTGGTTTCTTGGTCTATAAAAAACCTAAGTCTGCTTAAATGACACCAGTCACGGTAAATGTCTATATCCTGATGATGCTCTTGGCCTACGTGATGCGCAGGGCAGGAACATTTTCATTAGACGAAAAATTAAAATTAATTGAATATTTAAGTTACATGGCACTCAACCCAAATAGAGTGGCAAACCCAAGCATGGCCAACCTACCATTCTTAAGCTCAGCCTCGGGGGTGAAGGACCAAAACTCCTCCTCCTCGAAGCCCTTGACGGTGATGGCAGACGCCGCAGCCAGGGTCGTAACAACACCGGTAGCAGCCAATGCATACATTGGATCTTCGCACTGTTGAATGATATTCTCCCCTGACATCATCCAATCTAGGGAACCCCAAAGAATGCCCTGCATCGCGGCACGTCCATTGACGACCTCCGCGAAGCGTGCAGCTTTGTTTGGGATTTTCGTAGGAGTTGGGACCGGGCGGGTCGTAGACTTCCGAGACGCGGTCGCCTTGGTATCATAACGCTTTACATAGGTGGGCTTCAATTGAGCGATGGCAACCATGTTGTAAATTACTTACTAGCCGTTTCTTTAATTATATTTTGTTCTTTTAACAAAATCTTGTTCAAGATATACAACTGGACAAAGATACCCAAACCAGTCGCGAGAGTCGTCGCATTAGTTCCTATCGTTCTATATTGATATATCAACCATAAACAACTCGTGAATAAACTCAAAAGTATAATATTCTTATGCTCAACACTGACAAAGTCAGCCTTCTTAACCTCTGAAAACATCTCAACGAAACTTAGTCCAAATGCCAAAGTTGATATAACTTCGTCAAAGTTCATATATTATTATGACATATTATTATACAAATGGATTCCGTTTTACAAAAATTTGCTGGAAAAATTACAGCCAAAACTATAGTCAAGACAGTCGAAGAACTCCGTCTTGAATACATAGACGATGGATTGACCAAAGAAGATATTCCACCCATCATATCCCGCCTCGTGATCGAAGTTTCCAAATTTAATAAACTCCCCGGTCCCCAGAAGAAAAAACTTGTCATTGCCATTCTCAACCACCTCATTGAACAAATTGACGAGGGTAATCATGACAGCCAATTTGAAATTATTCTTAAAAGTATGGTTCCACCAATCATCGATAGTTTTGCTTCCATGATGAAAGCTCAAAAGGCTGTGAATAAATTATTCAAGTGCTTATAAAAACACATAAGGATTGTGGTTCATATATTTATATGAGGTTTCCCTCACTGGATATTATTGTCCAATACGGTATATATACAGTAAAGGAACTCGAACGATTTTCTAAAGGACTTGTCGCAAAAAAACAAATTCATATCCTAAGTGAGTGTCCGAAGTGTTCTTTTGTACACAATAATTCAAATTGTATTAATTGCAGGAAATGCGATATTGTACCGTAACCAGTTATATGTCCAAAGGACCTAAAATTGTGAGTAATAATCATATGTGTGCAGAAAGACAACTCATTAGATATTTATATAGACAGTGTATGAAAAAAGGGTATAAACCCCACCAATTTACAGAGTGGCTACATAGGAAACATGGAGAATTAATTGTATCTAGACAAAATATATACGGCGACGCTATATCAATGCCATGTGTCATATGTAGAAAAGCTATGGAAAAACATAATATTTCATGGAGAGCCCATGACGGGTGTCAGTGGGTTCATTGTAGTGAAGCTCCTCCGTCGCGACCGACGAGTAAACAAATGCGAGTTTTAGGTTTTAGAAGTTATTATGAGTCCCAATGCTGACTCTAGATTATTGTGATTTCTCTTTAGTGGTTTCGATCGTTTTAATTTCAGCCCATGATTGTCCAAAGTTGCATTCTTTATTTCGTTCATTTTAGTCGTGTTCGAAATAATGGGTATGACTATGTCAGCGTGTGGTTTTGTTTCTATAACATTTGGTGTAGTTGTATCTTGTGTTTGATTTTGTCTAAATTCTTCTATGGATAAATCTCCACCAAAAACTTGAAGTCTAAACCTATTGGGTGCCATCTTTATACTTCCAATAGTTTTAAACTTTTTTCGACGCATCATGACAATGTTTCCACAAATAAGTCCACCTCTATTTAGTCCATACTGATCTAATGTATATGATTTCATACAACTCCATGAACAAAAATGTCCAAGTGTTTCAAATGTATTTCTTCTTTCATCGTGTTTGATAGGTAGCTGCAAAGATTCACCTTTAAATGAATGACAACACCACCAACACCACATAGTAAAGCGACTTATTTTTTCTTTAACATATTTTTTTTTCTCAGTAGAAAACAATATACAATGGGAGGAGGTGGAAGTTCATCTCAAAAAGTTGATCAAGTTTTTAACATGACCGCTATAAACGAAAGTATTTACCGGGAGATGAATACGAATATTACCGAATCTGCGGCAGACCAATCGAACATGCAATCTTTAGAAGTTGTTCTAGAAAACGTTAAATATTGTAAGGCTAATTTTGGTCAGACAATTAAAGCAGAGACACAATCTATTTCAGAATTTACAGCAGAACAGGCTACTGAAATTCAAAATGCTATCACCAGTGAAATGCAAGCACAAGCTGGTGCACAAATTGAAAAAGCTGCTCAAATGGGGAACTTAGCCGATCTTGGACTCGGGGGTGATAGTTCGATGGAGATCAAACAAACTGTCAACCAAACTATCAAAAACACCATTGTAAACGAAATTACAACGGATAATATTAACAGATCTGTTGCGACTCAGGTTAACATACAGGATGGTAAACTGACTATTAGAGGATATGAGTGTGCACCTGGTGATTCTATTGACTGGAATCAGGATATTGTAGCTGTTTTAGCTGCTCAGGCGGTCACAAACTCTGTTAGAACCGCATTTGCTTCGACGGAGGTTGTCAACAAACTCGCTGCCACAACCGAAGCGGAAGCTAAAAAAAAGGATGGCGGTATCGCAGAAGCGGCTGAAGGTATCGGTCAAGGTTTCGCGAACGTGGCGGAAGGTATTGGATCAGGAATCGGGAACATCATGGGGGGTGGACAAATGGCTTCGGCGGCATCTGCGTGTGTCCTCTGTATCGCCATTCTCGCGGCTCTCTATTTCATGATGTCCCCAGCTGGACAGGGTGCCACCAAGAACTTTATGAAGAAACGTTAGTGATCAAATTCCATTAGTAATTATTCCATCAACATCATACTTATACATATATTCCATCTCCTTTGGTTCCTTATGTGTATATGTGTAGACCCCAATATTTTTAGACTTACAGTAAGATATAAACTCATGATCTAGACATGTCCAGTGAATAACAACCATTGACAAATTCTGTGTAATCATATCATACTCTTTTGGATGAAAAGTTGTTTCAAATGTAGAACCCTTTTTGTAATGAGATGGCATAATTTTTAAAATTCTTCGATTGAAACTACAAAATGTAACTCGTTCGGTAGGTCTTCTCATATAAAATCTCTCAAGTGCCCCGACTACCTCAATGTTGTTGCCTTTGATGTCAAGAATAAGATCCTTGTGAATTATTTTAGGTAATTTGTCATAAACTTCTTGGAGAGAACATATTCCAAACTTTTTTAAAACTTCGAAACTAGTTTCTGATATGAAATAATTATCAATATACACATCGTGGTATAAAACAATTTCCCCAGTTCCACAAAGTTGAACATCGATTTCAATACCATCGTACCCCAAATTTATTGCCCATAATATTGCATTGATACTATTATCCCTGTACTCCAACGAGTATCCACGATGGGCTATATATCTCATTAACTTAAAGAGATATTTAAAGTTTTATTTAATGATTATATCCATTGATGTGGGTATAAAGAATTTAGCTATATGTGCTCTCGATGAAAAATGTAACAATTTAGTTACACATTGGGACGTAGATGGTATCCCACCACAACACAAGGACGGTGTATATATTTCTATGAGAGATCATCTTGACGAAAGACCATGGGTTTTAAATGCCGACGTCATTCTCATAGAAAAACAACCTGAACGTAACAAGAAAATGGTTTCTGTAATGCACTTTCTTCATGCTTACTTTATTATCAAATGTCCCAAAGCTGAAACCATTCTATACGACGCCCGTCACAAGATCCCAGATGTCGCGGGTCCGGGAAAGGCCCAATACAACAAGAGGAAAAAGGTGTCCATAGAGAGATGCGAAGCTTTCATCAAGGATGGATCCACAAATATTCACTGGTTAGATACATTTAACAAGTCTAAAAAGAAAGACGACCTGGCGGACACCGTCATGCAGGCACTTTCCTTCGTGAATAGAAAAGAGGTGACTTCAGCCTCGAAGAAGAAAACAACAAAGTTGGTGGCAAGGAGACCCAATGAAAATCAAAAAGCTACAAAATATTCAAAATCAAATTTGGCTTGGATATATTTAAACAAAGTTGATTGTGAAGTTTTGGAAAACAATAAGAGGTTCATGAAAGATTTGAAAAGGTACTACAAGAATATTGGTGACTTGATTAAAGAAATAAACGGATAGATAATTACAATGGAAAAGGTTTTGGATCATGGATTTGTTAGGCTCGTTGACCACATGCCTCAAACAGATTTGGACTCGTCTATTGTTCAAGCAGCCAGAGTCTCCTATGGAGATGGAACGAAAACGTCTAGAGGAGACAGGGGTCTTATACGATACCTCCTACGTCACTGGCACACTACCCCCTTTGAAATGGTTGAGTTCAAATTCCACATCAAAATGCCAATCTACATCGCACGACAGCATATGCGACATCGAACAGCCTCAATTAATGAGCTATCCGCCCGTTACTCCGTCGTTCCCGAGGAGTATTATGAACCAGAAACTCTGAGGGGGCAGTCCCAAGTGAACCACCAGGGTTCAGAGGGTGTCGTAGACGTAGGGGAAGAACTCAATGGAAAGGTATCCCAACACCTGACTCACGCCTTTGAGGTCTACGAAGAGCTCCTAGAGGGTGGAGCCTGCCGTGAACAGAGCCGTGGGGTGCTCCCACAGTCTACTTACACAGAGTTTTATTGGAAAATGAACCTCCACAATCTCATGCACTTTCTCCACTTGAGAATGGATAGTCATGCTCAGAAAGAGATCCGTGACTATGCCACTGCCATATATGACTTAGTGAAGCCCCTAGTCCCCGTCACGATGGAAGCCTTCCTAGACTTTAGGGTCAATGCGATGCATCTCACGGGGCCAGAGATCGAAGCCCTCCAAACTGGGAAGACTATAGAGTCCCCGGGGGAGAGGAGGGAGTTTGAGGAAAAACTAAAGAGGTTAAAAATAAATGTCCCTACATAATAAATGCTTGCCATCGCAACTTCACCAACTATTTTCGCCAGTAAAAAGGGTTTCAAGAGGCTCAGTAAAAAAATTAAAAAGGATCGGGACATGGACGTGGACAAAATCAAAGGTAAATTGAGTGATATTGTCCGCGATGAGCAGAAGAGGCTAAAGGAATACTACAAGGAACATGAGAAACTTGTCAAGAAGGATGAAAAGTCCAAGCCCAAGAAGAGTGTAAAGAAGTCTATCGATCTTTACGAAAAGTAAAATACAATGCACCCAATATAAACACACCAGCCAATGGTGTATCGTGGAACCTCTCCGCCAATACAGCACAAATTATACTGTATTGAACTACCCGTATTTCCTGTCTCGTTTTAACCATCGAGCGTTTCATAGATGCTCTGGATTTCTCCAAACCCAGAACAGCTGTGCTTATCTTTCCAATCTTTGAGGGAATCTCCGTCGTTTTCATAAACATTTCATTTAAATCAAATGATTCCAGGAACTGTTGTTGAATCATAGGTTCCAGGTAGGTGAAGTAATTAAACTCTGGATCCAACTGGATGCAAATACCCTCTATGAGAGAGAAGGACTTTGCTAGGTAGACGAAACTTGTTGGTACGACGAAGGGTTTCTCCATAGCCAGCTCAGCGGCGAGCTCGTCGTTTACTATAGCACCACCATCTAGGGTCTCTAGGTACCCAAGGATACTCTCAAAAAAGAGTTCAATGTCTGATATATCCGTAGACGTTGGGACGATGACCCCCAGGCGTATTAAAATTTTCACTATCCCCGAGGTGTCTCTATTTATAATACAAAAGAAAAGGTCTTTAAAACCTTCTCTGAGTTCATCCGATAGTGGGATGACTAAACCGAAATCGTAGAAAACCAGCTTACCATTTTTGGAAATACCCAAGTTTCCAGGGTGTGGGTCAGCGTGAAATAGACCAGCCTCCATAGTTTGTATGACGTATGAATTCACTAGGGCTTCGCACACCTTTAACCTGTTGATTTTCTTGTCCTTGATTTCGATAATCTTATCCGTTGGTACATATTCCATTACAATCATTTCATTCGTACAATACTTTTTATACACCTGTGGAATCTTAATCCATTCAACATCTTTCAGAGATTTTTTAAATTTGATCGCATTATTGACTTCTTGAACATAGTCTGCTTCACCCAAAAGATATTCAATTGAATCATTTAGAACAAAGTCTGAACTATTCCCAGTATCAATCCCAACAGATTGAACTATTTTTAGAATTTGTTTCAAAGTTTCCGTGTCGGATTGCATCGTATCATAAATACCCGGTCTTTTTAGTTTTACAACCACCTTTTTACCATTTTTTAGGGTGGCTTTATGGACTTGACCAATACTAGCAGATTTAAATGGAGTCTCTTCAAAATCTTTAAAAATATCCATGTTTAGATCATCCTTCACTAAGTTATAATCGAAGGGTGGAACATTATCTTGAAGAGATTCTAGTTCACGTGTAAATTCTGGAGGGTACAAGTCTCCCCTCGTAGAAGCAATTTGTCCTAATTTTACAAATGTTGGTCCAAGATCTAAAAGTTGTTCTTTCGTCCACTTCCCAAGTTCCACTTTGTCGGCTGTAAAACGCTCTTTCCACAAAAATTTGGCGGCAAATTTCCACGTTTTTACCTTTTGTTGTGTCATTTTGGGGGTTGGTCTGACTATATCACATTTGATAATCAACATACCTACTTTTAATAGATATTTTTAAATATCTTAATAAAGTAAAATGTGGGAAGTGTTTATACTTTTATATTTTTCATACCTCATTCTTGGTCCACATTGGGAAACAAAAATAATACAATGTAAACGACCATTGGTTGTAGATAGTCTACGAGAACTTGGAAGGCGTTCTATATTTATATCCTACATAGCACTCCTTTTTACAGCATGGTTTTTATACAAACCATCCATGACATCATTCATAAGCGCACTTATACTTTCAGGTTCAGCCACAGCCGGGTTCTACCTTAAGTATGGTAAAGAAGAAGTTCCAATGCACATGCTTCTGAATGCATTCATTCTCTATTACGGACGTGAATATATGAACCCACAACTTTGGATAACATTTGGACTTGTAACATTTTATACGCTGACTCATGAAAAATTATATATAAACTAAAAGTAGAATGAAGATTCATATCGTTGGTGCCGGTCCTACAGGAATGTCTCTCGCGTGGGAAATACTTCGGACAGGAAAACACGATATCACTATATACGATCGTAAAGTTTCCGCCGGTGGATCATGGTGGGAACCCGAAGTGGAAAAACGAAATCTCCACGCTCACAGAGTTTTGTTTGATCGAGCATTTGTGAACACACATTCTTTATTTGACGAAATGGGAATACAATGGAATGAAATGTTTGAACCATCAACAGGTGGTGATGAACACACAAAGTTTTTAATCAAATCTTTAAAACCTATGGACTATATAAGTCTTCTGTCTCTAGTTTTCAGAGTTGGAATACAGCCAGCTAAATACAAAAAAGTTAGTTTAGAAGATGCTTTAGGAAAAATATCAAAAACGGGTCAAGAACTTTTAAAACATTTACCACTCATCATGGATGGAGTGACTTGGAGTCGAATGTCTGCTTTCGAATTTATACAAAATCTTAATCATGTCGTATTATCAAAACCATACACACAACGAGTATCAGGAAAAGTAATGTGTGATGCAATGGAAGAAGCTCTCATAGACGCAGGTGTAAATTTTGTATTTGGTGTTGAACTTCAAAATGTAGAATACCAAAAAGATGAATACAAAGCCACTTTTTCAAATGATACAGAAATAGATGATGGGTACCTCTTTCTTTGTGTAGATAATAGCCCAGCATTAAAACTTTTAGGTGACAACTGGGGACCTGAAGCTGCTAAAAAAGTCAGTGATGGCACCTATGGTGCTATGAATATTCTTTTATACTACGATGAACCAGTAACACTCAAATCAGATCTCGAAATCGCCACAAAAACTCCATGGGATTTACAACCAAAAGTTCTTTCTGACGGTAAAACGGTTTCATGTGTTATATGCAATCTAACAGAAGAAATGCTTGAGAATAACCCGGAGATGTTTATACTAGAAGTCATTGATCAACTCAAATTAACACAACCAATGGATTCTAAAATTAGTTGGGGTGCGGAATGGAGTGATGAAAGTGGGTGGTCCTTTTCACAATCTTCCGGAATTTTAAGCTTGGGAGGTCAACTTCCATTCTTTGGGGAATGTTCTAAAGTTGCGATGTGTGGTATGATGTCCCCAAGAAAGACACCTTATTCCAGTATCGAAGCAGCTATAGAAGTATCTAGAAGTTTGAGCCACCAAGTTTTCAAAACGAGACAACCATTATATCCCCTCACACTATCTAGGCTCACGTTTATTATACTTATGATACTTATAGTTTTAGTTTTAGTATACCGTAATAGAAAGTTATGAAAATTGTAGCCAATGTCTATGAACCCATGTATGACTTTAATGACAAAAAATATATGAGAGTTCTCCTTTCACCAAATGTAGCAAAGAAAGTTAGCACAATTCATGACAATAAAATGCATCTATTACTAAATGAACATATAGACGATCCCCTAGATGGACGGATTCTAAAAGTGAAAATCCCATTTCGTTACAGAAGGGTGATGTGTAAAGTCGAAGGAAAACCGATACAGTCTCTCCTAAAAGATGATGAAGTTGAACTTGAAATTGATTTTAAAGGTACTTGGAACGTTGATAAGTATTCTGGTTTTTCATGGGTACTTGTAAGTTGTTCAGCTTAGAGTTTCGGATCTTTATATCAGTAGATATGACAGTTCTTACTAGAACTGGGTACCTTGTTAACGAGGGACCATTACAAGAAATAAAAAAGGAACTTACGGTAAGACCCGTAGTCAATGGAGACTATGGATTTCCACCACCACCTTTCAAGGTTTTCAAAGCGACTAAAAATGGTATCTGTGTCCCGCGATTCTATGGCATCTCGAAACTTGGTCAACCCAAAGAAGATAAAAGGCCCCAACCTACCAAAATCAAAACAAAATTTACCGGAACCCTCCGAGATGCCACCCGCCAAAATGAAGCGCTTGATGCAGCTCTTCAAGCGGGTCATGGAGTTCTCTCGTTACCATGTGGATATGGAAAGACCACCGTATCCTTGGCAATAGCATGTAAGTTGGGATACCGAACAATGATCATCGTTCATAAACAATTTTTGGCCGACCAGTGGAAAGAAAGAATACAACAATTCTGTCCAGGTGCCACAATTGGTGTTGTCCAACAAGATAAAAAAGAAATTGACTGCGACTTTGTTATCGCTATGCTTCAATCTCTAACTCTCCGAGAGTATAGTTTTTCTGATTTTGAAAGTGTTGGAACCCTTATAGTAGACGAAGCACATCATATATGTGCGAAAGTATTTAGTCAGTCTCTTTTCAAATTGTGTCCAAAACATATTTTTGGTCTCTCTGCTACACCCCAAAGAAAAGATGGACTTACTAAAGTTCTCCATTGGTTCATGGGACCCACTTTTTTTGAAGTGGAACGAAAAAATCAAGAACAGGTTGAAGTGTTTCCCATTGTGTATGAATGTTTCAATTATCGAAATCCACCACCGTCTATGAGAAATGGTAAAATATCGATGCCCAACATGATTACAGAGTTAGTCGAAGACAGGAATAGAAATAAAATGTTAGTGGAACTCGTAAAAAAAGCCTCTGCGGGAACAAGACAACTTCTCGTTCTCAGTGATAGAAGATTTCATTGCGAATTTCTTCACCAATGTTTTCCAAAAAGCTCTGGACTATACATGGGTGGAATGAAGGAAAAAGATCTCCAAGAATCTTCTAAAAAGAAAATCATCTTTGCAACGTTTAGTCAAGCACACGAAGGTCTAGATATCCCAACACTAGACACAGTTATCTTAGCCTCACCCAAGTCTGACATAACACAAAGTATTGGACGTATCATGAGAGAAACAAAGGGAAAGAAAAATAATCCACACATCTATGATATTCACGACCCATGGTCAATATTTACTGCGATGTATTACAAACGAACCAAAGTATATCGACAAGGTGGATTCAAAATACATGGCAAGAATCTAGAGGAAGAAAATAAGAATGACTTCCCCCAGGGAAAATGTCTATTTTAAATTCTACACAATTAATAAATGTCTGGTGCATTAATACAACTCGTTTCAAAAGGGATGCAAGACATTTATATAACCAGTGATGAAGGTACTTCATTTTTTAGAACAAAATTTTCTAGACATACAAACTTTTCCCAAGCCCCCAAGTTTATAAAAAGTATAACAAACCAAGATAACTCTATAACAATTCCAGTTTATGGGGATGCTTTAAATGGTTTGTGGTTTCAGGGTACAGGTGAAGCAAATATTTCTTCAAATCTTTTTTACAATTCTACAATCGATTTGTATATAGGTGGGCAAAAGGTTGATTCTCAACACTATGACTACTATAGTGATATATGGCCCAACTATCTTCCAACCACATATCCAAAGTCACAAGAAATAAGCACCAAAGTTAACACCAGTAATCTCAAGTTTGTCCCTCTTCACTTCTTTTTTTGTGATGGTGGAACAGTACTCCCACTCGTTGCCTTACAACATCACACAGTTGAAATACGAGTCAACTTTGACGACACACACTATAACGAAATTGGTCTCACACCAAACCAGAAAAAGATTAGTCTCTATGGAAACTATATATACCTAGACAAAGATGAAAGAGAGGGTTTGTTAGATCGCCAAATTGACATGATCGTCACACAGACTCAGCGTTTTGAAACTCCTGTTAATTTTACCAGTGGAAATTATAATACCGTTGATCTATCTCAATTAAATCACCCCGTAAAATCCATCTTTTTTGGGATTTCCGCAAAAGATCCAGATTTTGTAAACGATCGCTTTTCTTTTGACACATGTGACATTCAATTAAATGGAACGGCACTACTTGAGTCAATGGAACCAATGTATTTTCACACAATTCAAAATTATTATAAATCCACACTCGGACAAATATATTTTGATCCCACAAACGATGCGTTGATATATACAAGATATTTCACATTTCACTTCGGTCTGAATGCAAATGACTATACACCAAATGGAACGTGTAATTTTAGCCGTCTCGATAACGCAAAACTCATCATCAGAAATGCCGTTAAAGGTATTAACAGAAATGATACACACATAAATATTTTTGGAGTCAACTATAACATTTTAAGAATCAAAAATGGAATGGCAGGTATTTTATTCGGAAACTAACTTGGGGGGATTCCCCAAGGTAGAATCAATATAATTATGCCCTGATGGAATCAGAGACGGCTAATGCAATCACGCCGACAATGAAAGCCATGACGACGTAATTCAACTCAGTTTCTTCGCGCCCAACCTTCGACTCAACCTGAGCCTCTGGTTCATCGACAACTTCCCGTTGTCGGGTGGGAGGTTCTAGTTCCTCCAGCGGATAATACGCTATCATTTATATATACTTTAGAGATTAATTTCTGTCTTCTTCTTTCGCCTTGGTTTCCTACCCTTAGTGCCAGCAACATTTACTTCCCTCAACTCACCACCCGTTGAATCACCCGAGATCGAAACTATGTCAGAGACATCTTCTTCTTCTTGTATCACCGGAGGAGGTGTCGTGTTCATTGGTGGTGGAGGAGGCATCATGATACCACCCATCAAGCTCGATATATCCACACCAGGTCCCTTCATCTCATATTGACCAGTTGTACCACCAACTGGTGCCTCCGTTGATGGTCCATCTGGAGATCTCGTCGTGTTTTGAACCGCCGCCATCATATTCTTCACCAAATCCGGATTCTGCTTCATCACGTCATTCATGTTAGGCATCACAGACTTAAACATACTGTTTGTTAAATGAAACATCATAGCTGAACCACCTAACATCATAATAAGCTTGACCTCTGGAGCGACGCTGACCTTTGATCTATACTTAACATACAATTCTTCGAAAACACCATCATAGTCGTCGACATTTTCCATAATAGATTCAGACCACCCCTCCAACTGAATTTCGAAGGGGTTATATCTCTTGTTCAAAAACTCAAGACCTGTTACACAGGCAACAAGCATCCTTCGAGAAAAACGAATAGACTGCTCAACGTCAATGCTGTATGTAATTCGTTTGACTTCAGATCTCAACTCATCAATGTTGGAGTATGCATTCAAACGCTTGTTTACAGAAAAACCCTTTTTCTCAAGACGAGTTAACTTGTTTAAAAGATCAGATTTCTCTTCATCAATTGAAGTATAACCTTTAGAAGGCTGTTCCTCTTGATAACTCGGACCTCCTTGTGGTTCGTCGTCGAAAAACATCGGCTCATCTTCACCATAATCAATCTCTTCTTCTTGATGTGTCTGCTTTGGTGCCGTTTGTTTATTTGGGTTGACAAAAGCATCCATCGTTTCCTGTTGTTCATGTGATGGAGGAGCTCTTTGTTGGGGTCGGGAGGGTCGTGGTACAGGCTGAGGACGGGGGGCTGAAATTTGAATCTCATCCATCAGGGCCTGTTCATCTTCGTCCAACTTCATAATAGTAGCACTTCCACGGTCGATGACTATTTCTTCGTCCATCTACTCTCTATGTAGAAACTAAAAAATTTACCTTTAACGCAGTTAATAAAAAATATTGGTAGACTATAAATGTTCAAGTTCAATAAGACCAACCGGAACGCCCTCACAACCATCGTCGTTCTTTTTTCGATCATCGCTCTTCTCGGTATCATGAAAAAGGTTAGCGCGTACCAACCCAAACCAATTACTATTAACGTCGTCAACGATAAGTCAATCTTCGATCTCGAGGCAGACCTCGATTGTGTTCCAGGTTCGGGTAAGAAAGACAGCCCATACACAAAAGGTCTCACACCCGGTGGGCTTTGCGATGCCCAAAAGCTTGTTGGCGAACACGCTGGATATGAAATTGTTGATGGAATCGGTGGAACTTTAATCTAAGCTAACTATAAATGGTTCTCATTACGTCGCCAACAGAGACAATCCCAGACCTTAACTATGAATATCATACTATAACAGTTGATACAATTGGACAGACAAATTCCAATTCATTTACATGCTACTTAAACCAACCTCTTCATAATGTTGTTCAAGCTCGTCTTGTAGCCGCTCGAATCAACACCGTAACTCCCATCAATGGCACTGAACACTGTTACATTTCCATCAAAGAACTGGATTCTATCTTTTCCGATAAAGCATCTAGAACACCCCCACCCGAAACAGATGGAAGTATTGTTCGAAACTCATTTGCCAGTTTATTAACACAAGATAATACTGGTACTATCATTTTTAGAGATAACTATCCCATTGTAACCCAATACATTGATCCAATTCGAACAATTGATCGGTTAAATATTTCAATCCGAAATGAAGACGGTGATCTCGTAGAACCATCAACCCCCGCTGCAACAAATTTCTTAGTCTTCCGCTTTGTGTGTAGGAAACCTAACCTGTAATTTTCTCACTTTACTATAGTATACCATGTCTGCTGGTGTTGTTCAATTAATTGCTATAGGAGCCCAGGATGAATATATCGTGGGTAATCCCGAAATATCCTTTTTTAGTTCAACATTTAAAAGACATGCTAATTTTTCACAGTCCATCGAAAAACAAACGATCCATGGAGCTGTGAAAAACAATTCGCTGTCCACCATTCAATTCGAACGTTCTGGAGATCTTCTCGGTTACGTGTATTTTACAATCGATGATACGTCCCAAGCCCTCGATATTCAAAGATGGGATAAGGTTATCGATTATGTAGAATTACTTATCGGCGGTTCCGTCGTAGATTCTCAAGACGCTATATTTACCGAAAAGATTGCTATAGATACATGTGCACAAAATGTATCTAAAAGTGCAAATGGTACACACCCAGGTGTTAGTGCTCGATCATACTTTTATCCACTGCGGTTCTTCTTCTGTGAAGGTCCACAATGTGCTCTCCCCCTCGTTGCATTAAATTATCACAATGTCGAAATTCGAATTCACTGGGGAAGTGAAGCTACAATGTATAATGTAGAGTGCTATGCCAATTATTACTACTTAGACAATGAAGAACGTGGTCAATTTGCATCTAGAAAACATGATATGCTCATCACACAAGTTCAGAAAAATATAGCGTCTCAACAACTCGTCCAGGAACTTACATTTAATCACCCAATCAAATATATCGCTTCATCTGATACAACAACAGACGGTGCCCTGACTTCACCCCAAAATAAAGTAAAACTTAACATCAATGGTCTAGATATAGGTAACTACAGATGGGGAAAACCACACTTTATAGATGTCATGAACTATTATCATACCAACTTTGTGACTTCCCCAGACTTCTTTCTCTACTGCTTCTGTCTGTCCACAAGTTCCCTTCAACCCACAGGTACACTTAACTTTAGTCGTCTCAATTCAGTCAAGCTAATGAGTGAAACAATGCCAATTAATCATTCTATATACGCAGTAAACTACAACATACTTAGGATTGAAAATGGTATGGCCGGACTTCTATATGCAAATTAAAATGCTACACTATATTAAATGGTTAAGAACTTACCGACAGTGGAACGTTCAACCAAAATTAGGTTTGGTAAAAATGTTCCAGACTCGGAGGTTCAAGCTGAAAACACCATAGTATTTAATGCCAGTAACGATTTTTTAGAAGCAAATACATCAAATGCCATATACATGTCACCGATGCGACTGCTTACAGATCCCGATGATCAACGTTTTAAAATACTTGGATTTAATCAAGTGACAAAAGAAATCACTGATAGTAATGTTACTCTCCGCGATATTGGTACCAAAGATTTTCAAAGTATAACTGAAACTGGGAACACGACAACGGAGACTGTCGAATTTAATAATCCCGGTACATCCGTAGTCACAATATCAAATGTAGGTATAGCAAATAGTTCACCCGTACATACTTTAGATGTTGGGTCGAATCTTTACGTGGATGACACGGGGTCAAACGTTCTCTTCGTTTCAGGAAATACATATATCAAAGAAAATCTTGTCATCGATGGTAATGTTCTCATAAATGGTCTGACTACGACAGTTAACACCGAAAATTTAACAGTCACCGACGCAATCATCGAACTCGGAAAAAATAACATATCCGGTGACACCACGATAGATCTCGGTCTTCTTTTAGCTCGCCCAGAATCTTCATCAAATGTCACCGTTGGTTTTCTCGAAGGTAGTGATGAAATTGTATTAGCGTATACCCAAAGTAGTTCTTCAGAAAAAACACTTGTACCCGAGACATCGGAAAGTGTTAATGTTCATGTGTATGGTAAATTGTACACCGAAGATAGCGTCGGTATTGTTAATACATCACCCATACACACTTTAGACGTAGGTTCCAATCTATACGTAGACGATACCGACTCAAATGTTCTCGTCATCAATGGAAATGTAAAAGCAACAGGTTCGTACTATGGTGATGGGAGTAAACTCACGGGTATTGTGACAAGTCTTGAAGACGTTGCAAACAATGGAAATACAATATCAAATGTAATTCAGTTTACTAACCCGGAAACTGGTTTTGCTGTAGATAGTAACGTCGTCGTCGGTGGAAACGTTACAGCCACGAACTTCCTAGGTGATGGTGGTCTCCTCTCGAACCTTGTAACGACCCTCCAAGATGTCTCAGACAATGGAAATACAACATCCAATACCATTCAATTGACAAATACAGACATGGGTCTCGTTGTAGATAATAACGTTCTCATTGGTGGAACTTTATTTTTAGGTAGCCTCGAATTCGCAACTTCACCGACTTTATCATCTGTGACAAATTCTGGTAACGCAACCGAAGAAACTCTTCAGTTTATAAATGAGGTTACCGGTTTTCGTGCGTTGAGTAATATTGTTGTTGGTGGAAATGTTACAGCTTCCAGTTACTATGGTGACGGTGGGTTTCTGTCAAATCTCGTGACAACCCTCCAAGATGTCTCCGATAACGGAAATACAACCTCCAATACCCTCCAATTCACCAACGCAACTACTGGTTTGGTCGTAGATAGTAACATCGTCGTCGGTGGAAATGTGACAGCCACAACCTTCTTGGGGGATGGTGGTCTCCTCTCCAACCTCGTGACAACCCTCCAAGATGTCTCCGATAACGGAAATACAACCTCCAATACCCTCCAATTCACCAA